TTTTAGCTCAAGATATGGTATTTGAGACAGTTGCAAATACTGTACAAAATGATCCAGAGCTATCACAATATAATGACATTCCATATCTTTTAAAATTAAAGAAAACGGCTAGAAGATTTATAACTAAATTTCGTTCAGACAAAAATTTAGAAATTCAATTCGGGCCAGGAGTATCTGATAATGACGATCAAGAATTAATTCCTAATCCAGATAATGTAGGTTCTAGTTTAAATGGATTGCAAATTCAATTCGATCATCCTATAGATCCTTCAAATTTTATGTACACTAAAACATATGGATTAGCACCTTCAAATACAACATTAACTGTTAAATATACAACAGGTGGAGGTCTTAAATCTAATGTAGCCGCTGGGACATTAAAAAATATCACCAATGTCGAATACCAAATAGATTCACAAAATTTAGACGGTGCTTTAGTATCTAGAATTAAAGCTTCAGTTGCATGCACTAATCCTGCTCCAGCATCTGGAGGTAAAAGTGAAGAGACTTTAGAAGAAATCAGACAAAATGCAATGGCAACTTTTGCTACTCAGCAAAGAGCAATAACAGCACAAGATTATATAATTAGATGTTATTCATTACCTCCTAAATTTGGGTCTGTTGCAAAAGCATATGTAATACAAGATCAACAAATTAATCCTGATAATGGTCAAGAAATGATTCCAAACCCATTAGCAATTAACTTATATACATTAGGCTATAATAAAGATGGTAATTTAGTTGAACTGAATCCTGCAGTTAAAGAAAACTTAAAAACATATATTAACCAATATAGAATGTTAACTGACGCTGTAAATATTAAAACAGCGTTTGTAATTAATATAGGAGTTACTTTTGAAATTATAACTTTACCTGAATATAATTCTAATGAAGTTCTAATTAAATGTGTCGATAAAATGAAATCAATATTTGACAGTAAAGTTTGGCAAATTAATCAGCCAATAGTGTTATCAAAAATATACACTGAGTTAGATAGAGTAGAAGGAGTTCAGTCTGTAACTTCTGTAAAGGTAGTTAATTTATATAATACCGCTGACGGGTATTCAGGAAATGTATATGATATTGCAGCTGCCACAAAAGCAGGAGTAATTTACCCTTCATTAGATCCTAGCGTTTTTGAAGTAAAATATCCTAATACAGATATAGTAGGTAAAGTAGTTTCTTTATAAAAAAAATTAAATTATGATTTGGTCAATACCAGCATTACAAGATACAACCATATATGAAAAAGATCCGTATAGAAATGCGGGACTAGATCAAATATTAGAACTTCGAAAAGAAGGAGATTCAACTACTAGCGATTTAACTGAATCTAGAATATTAATGAAATTCGATCTTTCCGAATTGTCGACAATATTGTCACAAAACGGGATATCTATCAATGATATATCTGCTAGTTTAAAATTATATTCTGCTCAAGAATATGAATTACCAGCTTCATATACGATAGAAGCAAAGGCATTGTCAAATAATTGGACAAACGGTTCGGGGTATCATTATTTTCCAGCTGGAATACAAAATCAATCATCGCTTACTGATGGAGCTACATGGATTTTTACTCGAGGAACAGGTTCTGCACAATGGACTGCTGGTAATGGACAAACCACTCAATATAATACAACTGCTGGCGGTGGTGCATGGTTTACTGCTTCAATAGCATCACAGTCATTTAATTATAAAACTCAAGATACTATTAATTTAGATATTACTACCTTAGTAAAAAATTGGGCGAATAATGTATATACTAATAACGGAGTTGCAATTACATTTAAACGAGATGAGTTAACAGGATCAAATACTCCACTAACAAATATTCAAGTTCACTCTTCAGATACACATACAGTATATGAGCCTCACTTATATATTAGTTGGACAGGAAGTTTAACTTATAATACAGGATCATTATCTCAAATGACTTATGAAGACGATCCAATTGTTTATGTAAGATCTTTTAATGCTGAATTTTTAAAAGATAAAAAAAATAGAATATTAATTGCAGCTAGACCTAAATATCCTAGACCTGCATTTACACAAAATTCTACTTTTGCTGGAATTAAAGCTCTACCACAAAATTCATATTATCAAATTAAAGATGCTCATAGTGATCAAATAATTATTCCTTACAGTAATGCAACTAAAATTAATACTAATACTTCAGGAAGTTATTTTGATTTTTACACAACTATGATGTATCCTGAAAGATATTATAAATTTGAAATTCAAGCAAATTTCACAGATTTTACTGAATACTTCTCATCGAATGAATTTATTTTTAAAATAGTTAAATAAAATGGCAATATACGAGTTACATGAATTTGATAGAGACAAAGTATTTACTGGAGAAATAAAACCTTCTGAGATAGTAAATATAAAATTTAATTCTTACGAAAAAAATTCTGTAGGACAAACTGTTATTGATAATAATAAAGATTTAAGTCAATCTAGAAATTTTATAAACTTAAACACTACAAAACCTTCTCAAGAAAAATTCGATCAAGTTGTTGATATAGAAATTAAAGAATTTTTACCAACAAAAATTGACACTACAATTGCAGATTTATCTAATAAAGTTTCTGAATTAGAAGGAGTAAAAGCAGAACTGCAAGCTACTAATCAGTTAGATACAGAAAAGATAAATAGATTAAATGAACAAATTGCAACGCTAGAAGCAAAAGCTAAAATGACACCTAAGGTATTAGTTAATAAAATACCTGATACTTTAATGGCAAAAAGTACATTGGTATCAAGTACTGCTAAAGATAGATTATTATCTAAAGGTAGACAAGCTATAGCAGTTATTGAAGACACTGGAAATTTCACAATATACACCGGAGAGTTTGACGAAAATGGTAAGCCATTACCAAACACCACTCCAGAAATTCAATTTCAAAAATCAGTTGTTGATAGTGATCAAGTTAGTTTTGTAGATAGATCATATCCAGGATGGGGTTCATTTATAAATACATATGGAATTTGGCCATCGACATCTAATGAAGAAGACACGAATGGAATTTTTAAAAGAGATGTATATATAGAATATGACGGTAATTATGGATTTAATACAACTGCAGATAATTCTTGCTACGTATATATGGATAATGTAAAAGTTGCTGAAAATCAGCCATATGAATATAACATACCTCAAGTTACTAGCCAAAAAGCTTTATTAACTAAAGGATGGCATACATTGAAAATTGCATATGGTAACGGAGGTGGGCCTGGAGGGTTCGCTTTAACAATCACAGCTCCAGACGGTCCGGTAGTGCCAGTAACAAAACAAGTTACTACTAAAGAGTGGGTAAAAGATACTGATGGAGGCGGATATGGCTTCGGCTTTCTGCAATTGAAAGATGTTACTAAAACAGTTACTGTATATGAAGCATCTCCAAAAGGAGGAGTAATATGGGATACTAGAACATATAAAACTGCAAATGCTAGAAACTCAAAACTTCCTATAGAAGCTAATGGAGCTCCATATGTAATGTGGATATATCCAGGCGCTAAAGATAACGATGGTCAAGGTCAAATTGAATTAGCTAAAACTAAACCTTCTTGGGATGTAATTTGGGGTTCAGGAAGAACTAAATTATCAAAATTAGCAAAAGTCGTTTTAGATGACAATGGTATTTTAAACCTATATGAAGGAAAATCCTTAGTGTGGTCATCATACGCATTTTAATACCTACAATCTTTAACTTTGATATTTATATTAAAGACAAATATAAATGCTGACAGTTTACACAAATCAGAATGAAATTCTAAAATCAACCGGAGCTACTCAAGCATCTAGGTTAGAAACTGTTGATAAAGAACTTCTAGATGTAAGAAATTTTTCTATTACATTTAAAAAAGGAACTCAGCCTAATTTAGAAATGCACGTTTATACTCCAGACGGGGTATATTTAACAGGTAATCATAAAACTTTATATTCAATTGAAAATAATGATAATACCTCTCAAAAGGTAGCATATCAACATATATCAATTGACAATGTTAAAGAATTAGATGCTTTAGGAATTACAAGAGGGCAGTATAAAATTGTATATAATTTATTTGATAATCTTTTAGGATCTTATGAAGGTCAAAAAGCTTTTATAAAAGAAATATCGCCTTCTAGACGAGAATTAAGAGTTCAATTATCACAATCAAGTCCAGGTCTAGTATCTCAATTAAAAGCATTTAAAACAAGATGGGAAGAATTAACGAGTAATGATATCTTTGATTCATTCGTTATTAACTTTGGATTTAATGAAACTTATCAAATTATTAATTTAAAATTTGATATAGATTCAGACATACCTGAGATAATTGTTAAGCTTTACCAACCACTTCCTTCTAAATACGGAGAAAAATCTAAAATTTGGGTTTCTGAAGAAATTTTAGTTCCTGTAATAGATTCAGTATCTATTGTACCTAAACATGTAGGAGACCCAGTTAATACATTAGCAGCTCCTAATTTTGAATTAGAAGGTACTGACGGAGCTTCAATTGCTACTAATTTTAAATCTTGGAATGATTTATTATCTGCAAATATGTCTACTTCTCAACAATTAGTAGATAATTATTTTTCAGGGTCGCTATCAGGAATTAAATTAAATATAAATTACAGAGACTTTTCTAACTTTATTCATTATGGCTCTGCAGTAGAAAGAGTTAAGAATTTCAAATATAAACTTGAATTAATTGAATACTTTACAGGTCAGTTAAGTATGCTAGATACTATAGCAGACTCTACAACGGTTAATATTAATATTCAAGATACATACAGTAAAAGAAATAAGGTAGTTTCAGGATTTGACGATTTTGAAAAGTATTTATTTTTTGAAAATTCAGGAAGTGCTTTATATTCTCATGTAGATGATATTTCTGGCTCTATTAATCCATGGCCTAAAAAAGGAATAACAGGTACGACATATACTTGGTCAACGGCCTATGAATATTGGGATCACGCAGCTACAACATGGGACACTTATAAAAGTGGATATGACCCTTATAGCTATTTCGCAGATTTATATTCGACGACTGAAGCGACAGCAACGACATATTATTACGATTTGTTAGAGCAAGCAGAAATTTATGATAAATTCAATGTGCATGCTTTAACAAATACAGTGCCAATGCAAATTCAAAATTCGTCCGACGGCGAAGATTATGCATTGTTTGTAAACATGATTTCACAGCATTTTGATATTTTATGGACTTACATTAATAATTTAACTTCTATAAAATTCAGAGAAGAGCATCCTAAAGATGGTATGGCAGATGATTTACTTTATCATGTAGCAAATTCAATGGGATTCAGTCTATTAAATGGTAAGTCAGCTTCTGAATTATGGAAATATTCGTTAGGAGTAAATTCTGACGGGTCAGTTAATTCAGATGATATTCCATCAATCACTACTTTATCTGACGAGTCAAATACCAAAGAAGTTTGGAGAAGAATCGTAAATAACCTACCTTATATATTAAAGACAAAAGGAACATCTAGAGCAATCAAAGCTTTGATGACCTGTTTTGGTATACCACAATCTGTATTGACAATTAAAGAATATGGAGGGCCTTCTACATTCACAGATGCTGATCATTTCCCAGAATATGTACATGACGTGTATCATAAAGCATGGAATGCAAACGGATTGACTGCAGTTACTATAAGTAATTTAGATAGTTTAGCTCCTGTAGCAGGATCTAATTCATTAGAATTTAGATTTAAAACAGATAACAATTATACGTATAATTACGGAGAAGAATATTTAATTGCAGAAAGTACAACTGCCGGGGATAATCCTGAGTGGCAATTGTTATTAGCTCGATCGAATACTTATAATAATTTAGGACAAATTATATTCAAAGATTTAATAGACGGCGAAGAAATTATCGTTGTCAATTTAGAAATATTTGACAATAGTTGGCACACTGTAACTTTAGAAGAAAATTTTAATTATGGGTCACCTACAATATTAAAAGTTGCTAAATCACTTTATGGAAAATCTATTTATATAAATTCC